AATCATGATGCCATCCTAGTAGTTACAGTCGTTCGGTGCGCTTTGGAACGGCGACATGCAGTAACCCTGCATGTTGCAGATTTCGTTTGCGTAGAGGAATTCTGAGCAAACCTGACCGTTGAATGCCGGCGGCGTAACCGGAGGAGTCACAGGAGGCGTAACGGGCGGTGTCACTGGTGGCGTAACTGGAGGAGTCACGGGCGGCGTAACTGGCGGTGTTACTGGCGGGGTCACGGGAGGCGTAACCGGAGGACTTACTGGTGGCGTGTATATGCCATAGCAATCGTTTGGTGCGTTTTGGAACGGCTGCAAGCAGTAGTTCTGACAGCAACAAAGTTCGTTTGCATACAAGAATTCTGAGCACAACTGCCCATCGTTCGCTGGCGGTGTAACTGGTGTTACTGGAGAAACTGGGGCCACTGGGGCCACTGGTGCCACTGGGGAAACTGGGGAAACTGGGGAAACTGGCGGCGTCACTGGCGCAACAACGGGTCCTTCGTTTGAACCACATCCAGCAATGCAGTACTTGATGTAGTTGTTGTTTCCGTACATAAAAGCAAACAAGGTTCCTTCGGCAGAGCCAGTTGTATCCGATGCATCAAACCAGAACGAAATAGCCCAAGGCGGGCCGGCCAAACCCTCTTCAACGGCATGTGGACGCCAGTAATAAATGCCTTTTGAGTCCGTGCTGGTTGTGCTTGCCGGGTCTCGCACTTCTATGTTTTGAATCAGCGCTTCACCGTTGCCAATCAAAATTCCTGCTGCAGAAATTTCGCCGGTTCCAGAGTTTGCATTTGGGTCGAACACCATTGGTGTTCCGCCAGTCGACTGGAGTTCTCCAGTTGCAAGAATCTCCCAGTCTCCAATGAATCCTTGCGTCGCGGAAATTGTTCCAGTGATGTCGGCGTTATCAGCCACAAGATTTCCCGCGTTATCAACGGCAAAGTTTGAGCCGATAGTGATGCTTCCTCCAGTTATATCTCCTGAGAAATCTCCTGCTGTTGCTGTTATATATCCACCAGAGGTGACAGAAAATGGAGCGGTGGCAAAACTCGCCGAACCCATCCACATGTCTCCACCTGCATTGACATGAAAAGACGTGCTATCAGCACCGCCAACGTCGATAGTCGCACCAACAATTTGACCAATAAAATATCCGTCTTGTGTATAAAAATCACCGGTATGTGAATCAATTTGAGTAACAATGTCTCCTGCGTTGTTGTAGGCAAACAAACCGTTTCCATTGATAACCAGGCGCGGATTTGTGGTACCAGTTTGAAGTGTTGGAGCAGTAAGTGTTCCTTGTACCCATGCTCCGTTACGAATCGTCACTTGGTTTAGTTCAGCGTTCCCATCTGCTTCAATCGTCCAACCACTTGTGTTTTGAACGTAATTGTTCGAGCGAATTGCGCCATTCAGTACCACTTGCGCGCTGGCAGAAGCGGTGAACGGGAAAGGGTCGGAAGGTACGCCAGACTGACCATTTGCCGTATACGGAACAATTGTGAAGTTGTATTGTCTTCCAGGTGCTCCCAAATTCTCGAACGCTGCGGAAGTTTGACTTGCTGGGACCGTCACGGAATGTCGCTCTATTACCCTGACAACATCCCCTGAGGTATATGTGCCAGACGGTATGTCAGGACCAACGTCATCAAAAGTAAAAGAAGCACTTGCGGAACTGGTCAAAAAAACATTTGTTCGGTCAAAATAATTGTTTGTTGTGTCATAGATGTTTATCCAATCTCCAACACCAAAACCAGTTGAAGCACTGAGTTGAACATAGGCAATATTGCCATCTCGGTAAATGTTTGTTATCGGATAGGTGATTGCAATTCCTACATTGTCTTGTTCTTCTCGGTATACCACCGCTTCATACTGGACTGCGCTCGTGTTGTCTGCTGGTTCCCAGCCAACAACAACGCGATTGCTTAGTCCCTGAACTTCGGCACCGATTGACGTCCCCGTCGGTTTCAATGGCTTGGAAGAAGTACCGCGCAGAGTAAATGTGGGTACGTCCGCGGCAGATAAGCGGCCGTAGTTTGCTGCATATTTGAGATTCGTGGCTATGTCAGCAAAAATATCCCCGAATGTCACCTCGACAGTTTCATTTCCTGCCTCGTCAACTGCTACGCCGATTGCACTTATGATTCGCTCGCTAAAAGTACCGGTATCAATCTCAACCAAAACCTTGTCGCCAATATCAAAGTCAAACCAAGCGAGCATTCCATCACGCTCAGTAAACTGAGCGGTGATTTGCAACTTGCCGTCTTTCACCTGCCTTACCGCAGATGCGGTGATGTTTGCCACTGCAGGAGCGTCGTCTGCGGTATTTTCCACAAACATTTCTCTGAATCCGTACGTGCCTGTTCGCTCAGAAATTTGTCTGTCTAAGTTGAAACCGTCGGAGCCATAAACGACCGTGCGCATTTCCGATACAGATGTTCGAGTCTCTACCGACGAAAGCATTGGAAGACTAAACAAGAGGGCCGCAGAGCCTGAAGTCATGTCGTTGTTGAATGCTCCGTCAAATACCACGGTGTCTGTAACAAACGGCCGAACGGCGATACTTATGACGCCAAGTGGGGATACGTGCCAGTCAACTCCAGTATTTGCAGATACTTCGTTTAAAACATCCAGCAATGTGCGACCTACGGCGATATTAAAATTGCCACCGTCTTTTACGACCTGACCCTTTGAGTCGGTCTTACCGAGTGAGGAATTTAGGGTCGAGTCGAGCGACAATGGCCAATCGACTGCGTATCCAGTTCCACCTCGTCCGTAAAGTGTTTTTACCGTTCCAAAATCCGCTTTTTTTGTTGAATATTCGTAACCCGTATCCGCTTCCTTGAACAGGACGTAGAAAGCAGATATGCCAGTAAACGAGCCGAGCGAGACCAAGGTCCAAACGAGCGAAACCGAGCCAACTTGATTCGAGTTTGAAAGACCACCGTTGTTGCTTAGCGACCAAGACGTGTACCCGTTTGTGTTTCCTTCGTTGACAAAAGCGGCATTATCTACTGCAAGGTCATCAATTGGAGAACCGTCTGCCCGAGCAGTTCGCTGGATTACCCACGGTGTTCCTGCTGAACCAACCGAAGCAATCCAGTAAATGCCGTTGTGGGCGGCATTGGACTGGTCTTTTACGAGAACAGTATCTCCGACAACCAAGTCATTGACACCATCTATACCGCCACTGTTATTGATTGAGCCGTTTGATGTCGCGGTAAGTCGCGCTCCGGCACCAGGGACATCTGTTTGTGGGCCATTTGTATAGTTGGCAGAAAGATTTGCAGTCGTGGCCACGCGAACGTTGTAGGCGTACCCAGGGAAAAGTCTGTCAAAGAATCGTGGTCTTTGTGTAGTTCCTGCAGTCGCTCGTGCCTGATTGGTGAAATCTTCCGGTAGTACGATTCCCCATTCGAGTGCAGCGCCAATGCCTCGCCCGCCCAAAGTCAGCGGCTGACTTACTCCTGCTCTGTCGACCTGAACGTCTTCAATAAAGAAAGTAAATACCGAAGTACCGTCGCGACGTATCTGAAGCGCGTATGGACCTTCTAGTAACGAGTCGCCTCGGTCTGCCTGAAATGCAGCAAAGAACGGGTCGCTAAAGTCGTGCTCCAAAGTCGCAGAACCGACATCGTTAAGTTGGTCTGAAAACTGAATGCTCTTCCAGCGCGGGACATACGCAATTCTTTGGGCTGGGTCGTTTGCTAGAACAACCCAGACATCCCAGGTCGTTTTCGCCATTAGTAATATGCCTTCCTATAAGAAATACTTACAGTTCCAGTCCCACTCATTGCAGAGAATGTCACATCATTCGCCAACGGGAACAACTCAAACCAGGACTGACGAGCGCCAGCACGATAGAGATAGGCTATGTCGTTCACTGCGTTTTTTTCTAGCGTCAAAGCATCTGTGTCAATGACTACAGACTGGCCAGTTGGTATGGTCCCGTTGTAGCCGATTGACGAAAGGCTGTCCGGATATGTCTCGTTAGTTATCTTCGGGTTTTGAAGATTTGATGTTGATGTAAAAGTTATCGTCATATATGTCGACGGTGCTGTCCCAACTGCAGATGCCGGCATTGGAACTGCAATATTTGAACCAGAAAATGCAGCAGAAGCAGAGAACGAGGTCGGTGAAAACCACCTTGGGTCAGGAAACTGTACATCAACACTGAATTCTGTGTAGTTCAACTCGCGGTGGTCGGACACGTTTATTGCACTGACCACTTCTCCGTAAGCAACCCTTGATGAGTAGACGCCTGGGTTAGACGGGTCTACGCGCACATGAGTTACGGTGAGAAGTTGTGGCATTTCGTTGAGAAGATTGAATACGGTGTCGTAGTTCTCGTTAAACTGAGAGCGTCGACCAGCCTCTGTAGTTGCAACAGAGCCGCTGACCGGGTCATTATCGGTAATCCAAATTGTCCAAGTTTCATTGCGCACATCAAGGCGCTTTTCGCGCCACTGTTGACCATGAATGATTGCGGAACCGACGTTGTCGCCCTTTTTGGCCGGTATCTCTCGCTCAACATTGGACAGCATGTATCCATGAGTGGCAAGTTCGACGCCATTGACGTCGTACCATTCAAGGACTTTTGGAAGAACTGTTGCCATTTACATCACCCGAACAAACCGCTGTTAGCCAGAACCTTCATACGGCGAGTAATTGAGTCTTCTGCTGCTGCCGGTACTGGATTGTTTACTGTGACGACAATATTATTTGCTGGCGCTGCCGAACTTGCTGCACCCTTGCTGTCATTTGTCCTGGTGTAGCGCTCAAGGGCCGACGTGGTGACGATAGTTCCAGACACCTTTGGCACGAACATTTCCGGACCACGTTCGCCGACCATGTAGGGGCTCATCCCGGAAACAGGACCTCCGACTGCTTTTCCAACAAACTTGACTTTGCCAGTATTTACATCACGAACGTAGTACCCGCCTCGTCCAGCCGAATAAAAACCGCCTTTTGTGAGGTCGCCAAGAGTGTCACCGCCCAGGTCCGTGTCGTCGGCGGGTTTTGAATCGTCTTTTTTGCCGCCGCCACTACTGCTGATAATCACGTCAACGGGTATCTTCAACTGCAATGGAGACTTGGCAAATCGTTCGTTCGCTCCGATTTCAATTGCCTTTGCTATTGACGGACCCATCGACTTGAGAATCGAGGCAAACTCAGAATTGGGGTCGATTAGGCCTTTGCCCATATTCACGAACGATGCTCCGACAGCCTTTGTCATGATGTCTGCGTTGGTGCCAATCGATGTGAGTTGACCGAAAACACCTGCTGGTCCAAGCATCTTGGAGTCAAACTTCGTTTTTGTCGTGTCAACTTCGACGCCCATAGCGTTGACGTATCCGCCCACGGTAGATACGAAAGTCCCGGCAGAAGTTCCTATCGTCGTCAGGTCTACCGAGCCAACCTGCAGTTTTCCACTGGCAATTCCTGTTGCCGTAGCAAGGTCGTTGTAGACCTTGTTGAGTTCTGTGTGATTCATGTACAGGTTTGCCGCTGCTTCTTGCAGGTCCTGATATGACTCAAGAATCTTGACAGTTGCGCTGGCTACTTCCAACTGGGCATTTTCAATATTTACTGCGGCGTCAACTGAAGCATTCTGAGCGTTGAGAACCTCGTCAGAAACCTCGCTGGCCGCAGCGCGAGCCTCAAACAACGCAATCTCTGCGTCAACCAAATCCACGTACGAAGCGCGACCCATCGCGTAATCGCGCGAAACTCGCTCAAAGTCAAGTTGCAGCGCATCCAATTGCGCCTGTTCGTATCCCGTCACCATCGCCCCGCCATCAGCGCCAAACCGCGTCTCTGCATATGACTGGGAGCGCAGGGCTTTCTGACGGCGTGACTCAAGGCCTCGCTGCATGTTGATGAGTTTTGCCAGGTCCGTCTTTGCTTTTCTGAAGTCAAGTTGCGAACGGATATAACTGCCCAACGAGCCAATGATGTCTTTCATGCGGCTCATTGTTTCCTGCACGAAGTCCTGGGCTGGTGTTTCTACGTTGCCTTTCTTTTCCAAGAAATTCTTCATGAACATGGACAGGCTCTTGTTTCCGCCAGATTTGAACGCTGATTTCATCGCGCTGTCCAGTGCGCCGGAAAGAGCGCCTCGGAATCGACCGGATTTTGTCTCATTGGTAAAGCCGACGGAAATACCTTGCGCAAGTGGCTTACCGACTTCTTTTTCAGTTCGCTTTGACGGGCTCGAAATGGCGAACGTGTCCTTGATTGCTTTGATAACCGTTTCGGAAGCAGCCCCAGCAGCAGCCTTCAGGGCCGGTTCTCCAGCCTTGATGCCTTCGGCGATTCCGTTTGAGATTGCCGTTCCGATGCCGTTTGAATCTTTATTAACGGCTTCTGCCTCGTTCAGCAGTGTGTCGGCAATTTCTGGACCAAAGCCGATTTGGTCGAACAGGGCCTGAATCTCTCCTGCTGACAGTCCAGCCTTGATTCCTTCTGCGAAGATGAGAGCAGTACCTTGACCAAGGGCCCTAGTTGCTTTTGCGGAGTCTCCAGAAGCAGCAGCAACGTTTACGACGTCCAATACAGACTGAGCGGCCTTGATGATTGATTCCTTGGCTTTGTCGGCATTCTCAGAGCCACTTGAAATGTCGGCACCGCTTTCTTTTACAGCCGGCCCAATATCACGCAACGAATCACGGAAGTCCATGTTTGCCTGAACCGCGTCAAGTTTGAGCCCCATAAGGGCTCGTTGGCCGTTTTCGTAGTTCTTGATTGCCTCTGTTGCAGCATCATAAGCCTCTACTGCATCTCGTACCGCAGGAGCCAAACCACTTTCAAACTTGCCAGCCACATCGTCCACTGAGGACAGAATGCGTTCTGCGCCATCAGCGGTTTGTCCTTGCGCAGCACGGTGAACGGCGTATTCTTTGTTGAGGATTTCAAACGCTTTTACGTTTCCTGCAGCACCATCATCTAGTCCACGCATGGACTTTCGTAGTTTGGACAACATGGCATCAACTTCAGCCTGAGTGTCAAGGCCAAACATAGTCGCAATAGAACGTCGTGCAACTGTTTCGTTGTCTTTTTTAAGGAACAAGTTGCGGAGATTGCCGAACTTGTCTCCAACCAAATCCATTTCTTCTGTGAGTCCGGTCAGAGCGGGACCAAATGTTTTGGCAAAAATGTCAGACTGTTCTTGGGCGCTTTGGCCCATGAAATCCGCGTTGCTGGTGAACTGGTCCATTGCCAAAAGGAGTGGCCCAAAGTCTCCAGTCCGCTGAATTCCTTCGGTGAATGCCTTACCAAACTGACCGAGTTGGTCAGAAACGTTGTAGTCAGCCAAAGACATGCGGCTGATGAAATCCTGTAACCCTTTCGCTGGGTCAATTTTGCCCATGTTCTCGGTGAAGTTGTTGCTGACCGCCGCAGCATCGACCAAGCCAATATTTATTATCGCATCAGTTACCTTGTTGCTTGTTGCAAATGCGACGTCTCTGGCGGTTCCTGCTTGGTCTAGCGCCGTTTGGATTGCAGACGCATCAAGTGTGAAATACTCGGCGAAGAAATTTATGAGGTCTTTCTGAGTTTCTCTTGTTTGACCAGCAAACAGTGTCTGGAGGAACGATGCCACATATCGTGATTTCACCTTCGCATCTGACAAATTTTGTAGCGACGTGTTGATGGCTGGCAAAAAGTCTGGAGCGTTTTCTTCAAACTGTTGCTTGATTCGCTCGCTCGTCGCCTTGATTTTGGCTTCTTTGTAGTCGATATCGGCAGACAGGATAATTCCAGATTGAGCGTATTTGATGGTTTCGTCAAGAACTTCGTTTACCTGCTTGATTCCCTTTGCTGTTCCAACAATTTCTTTTTCTCCGCCGAACATCTTGCCGAATATCCACTTCATCCCCTTGAATGCTTCAATGGCAAGCATGATGACCATTAGACCAACGCTTGCAACGGCAATCGCTTTTGAAACCATGGAAACAGATACGGCGACCATTTTGAGTGCGCCAGACAAAAGCGTGCTTGATGCAGTCCAGTAACCAAAAGTCTTAGTAACTGTTCCGGTGGCCGTAGTTGCGGTAACAGTGGCGGTCGTGTATCGCTGCACTTCTTTGGTGAGGGCGTTGTATCGGAATTGTGTGCCGAACAGGCTGATTTGAACGTTTGAGAACAAACGAATAAAAGCGGATTGTGTTTTAAGCAAAGTTGCAAACACCGTGATTGCTATGGCAACAACTCCAACCAAGCGAATAAACGGAGCGGCAAACTTGTTCCCTGCAATTTTACCAACGAATTTTGCAACACCGGTAGCAAGTTTCAAAAGGTCGGCAACCAGTGGTTTCAATGAATCGCCGAGGTTAATAAGGGCGGCTTGTTGCTCGGCCAATGCGGTATTGAACTTTGCATCAATCGTTTGCGTATATGTCTCGAACGCATAATTCAAGTCGCCGCTCGCATTGTTCATTCGTTCAAAAATCACCGCATTTTCTTCTGCAGCAGGACCCATGAGCGAAAGGACTGCAGTCAACGCACGAACGTTACCGAATACCTTCGTGAAGTCAGAAGCATTTTCAACACCACCAAGGCGAGTGCTCAATTCCTGAAGTGCTGGGAAGAGTCCTTTTGTTTGCACGTTTTCGCGAATTTCTTCCGCACTTGTTCCGACCGCCTTCAGTGCTTCCGCACCTTGCTTTGACGGCTTCAGCAATTGAGACAGCGTCTGACGTACGTAGATGGCTGCTGTTCCTGCCGACAAACCACCTCGCGAGAGAGCGGCGATAGCGGCAGACACGTCTTCAAAACTTGCACCGAATGCAGCAGCGACTGGGAGAACCTTGCCGAGCGCCGGAGCGAAGGTGTCGGCTTCGGCCTTACCTTCTCGCACTGTCGCCACGAGGATGTCCGTTGCTTGTGCTGCGCTGTAGTTTTCTGTACCGTACGCATTGAGGGTCGACGTGACGGCATCCGCCACCGTTCGTGTATCTCCGAGGCCTGCGGCTGCTGCTTTAGCCGATGCCTCAAGCACTTCCATTGCGACTGTTGCATCTTTGATGCCGGCTGATGTTATGTAGTAAAGGGCGTCAGCGAGTTCCAATGGGGCGCGTGTCGTTTCTCCACCAAGTTTGAGAACCTGCTTGCGCATCGACTCCATCGAGTCGGTTCCAATGTTCACCAAACCCTTGATTCGGTTAAACGAAAGTTCAAACTGGCGGGACATTTGAATTGCTTGTTTGCCAATGTTCATGAACGCGCCAGCAACTGTGTATTTCATCAACATCGCCGACTGGCGCATTGCGTCGCCAAGGGTTCGCGTAGAGATGGTTCCCATGGCCATCGTCTTGGACATCATGCTGCTTGTCCTTGTGACGTTGCTCATTGCGCGAGCAGCATTCGCAGCACCGGTAGTGGTGATGCGAATCGATACGTTAATCGGCGGTACGCCGCCTGCTGCTGATGCCGGCATACGAGTATTTTCTCATAGCCTTGTCAAATACGCAAACGACGAAAAAGGCTAGGTCTTGTTGACAGCCAATCCCATCTGGGCAGCGAATGCCATGAGTTGTTCAGCGCCAGCGCGCTGCTTCATCCAGCCTTTTGCTTCAAAGACTGCTCCGACTTGAGCCGGGCTTAGTTCCCAGAAGATTTCGAGCGACTGGCCCGTTTGGGCCCAGAGTCCGTACCACTGTGCCCAAGGGAGTCGTTGTCCTCGTTCTTGTCCAGCGCCTCGTTGAGTAGTCTTTTTTGTTCTTCGGCGAGTTGGGCGCTGTTTGCGAGCATCCGACTCGCCACGGTAGGGTCCACGCCGTTGGCAATTGCCCATGCCGCTCCGATGATGTTGGAGTAAGTGACAACTTCTCCGTCGAGCATCGCTTCGCCGATTTCTTCCACGTCTTTCTTCAGCGCGAAGGCAAGAGTCTGTCGAATGGTGTTGACGGGAAGTTTTTCAAGTTTTTCCTGCCATGCTTCAAGACCGCCGAAGTGGTCTTCGATGTCGGCGATGCTGTTATTGGTGAAGCGAACGAACGTCGACTCAATGATGTCGTCACCGTCTTCGGTCATCTCGCGCACCCAGACGTTCTCTGGTTGCACTTTCTTGACCTTGTAGAAGCGGATTGAAACAGATTTGTTCTTTAGGATTGTGGGTGTATAGTCCATGCAGTCAGCATACACACCTGCCCAGATACGCGCAAACGCCAGCCTTGGGACCACACACAATCCCAAGGCTGGCGTACGCCAGCAGAACTATTTAGTTATTAGGCGGAAAGGCCAGTTGCGGCTTCACGCAGGGTGATGGTGCCGAACCCGAGACCTGTCGCGATTGGGAGGATGGCCTCCGCGTCAAACGAAGGTGTCGAGAAGTTGTCGGTCGAACCCGACATCAGCGTGCCACCAGTAATCTGGCACTTGTTGAGCACGAACACCATTTCGGCAAGTTCGCTCTCAAGGTCGTTCACCAGCACTTCAATCTTGAAGTACGGGAGGCTGTCGCCGTCGAACTCGTACGACGCGGCTTCTGCCGAGCCAGAGCCCGATGTGCCGACCGAACCACCGAACAACGTCGCGAGGACGCCGAGGCTGAGTTCGCTGTAGGTGGCCGAGAAGTTCAGACGGTCGACTTTGCCCTTCTTGGCAAGAACCTTTCCGTCACCCTTCAACTCGACGCTGATGAAGTTCGGTTCAACCGAAACTTCTTGAATACCAGGAACATCGACGGCCGCGCCGTAAGTGATGCCACCAGTTGCGTCTGCAGTGACGGGGTAGACCTTGCAGTCATGAACGTCAAATGAGATTGTGGATGTTGATGCAGCCATTGTTATGACTCCTTTTTTGCTCTGCTAGTCGTGCCGTTTCCGACACGGATGAAGTCTCACACGTTTACGTGTATAGACGAAGTATTCTCTACGGATTTATCTTTGCCCACGTTTTGTGGTTGACAATTCCGGTTGCTTCAAGTCCGACTTTTGTCTGGAACTCTTTGACCGCTGCTTCGGTCTTTGGTCCGAAGTCTCCATCGTTTGCGCACTTCACGCCTGCTTTGTTGAGCAGTTGCTGGAGCGTGCGAACAGCAGCGCCCTTTGAGCCAAGTTGAAGAATCGGATTTGCGGCGGCATTTGCCTTTCCGCGCTTCACTTGCTCTTCTCCGCTTGCTGCAGGAACCGCAGGTGTAACGATTGGCTTTGGTGCTTCTGGGGCTGGTGCTGCGGCACCAGGAGAGGCGACCTCTGCCGGGTTGGCATCCATCCAAGCCTTTACCGCCTCGGGAACGTTGTCACCTTCCGTGTAACGAATATGCCATGGTTCCTCTGGAACAACTTCCCAACTCCACCCGAACTTCGCACAGTTTGCAATCATCCACTCAAGACGTGGGCCACTTGCGGTATGAACGTCACAGGCCAAACCGCTGTTGTGCTGCGATGTGCCTGGCGCAGCCAAGGGAGCCATTCCTTTCTTCAGCCAGTATTTCTTGCCCTCAAAGGTACGGGTCGACTGACCCGGGATTTCATGCTCCACATAGCGTTGATTGAACGCTGCAAGTTGAGCATCGTAGGAACGGTACAAATCACCTGCTGAAGTCGGCTTCAGTTCGACCCCGTCAGCCTTTGCCGCTGCCTTCATGGCCTTCCATGCGTTCGCAGCACGCCAATGCAGTTTTCCGCCATCGACTTTCGTCAGAATCGCTTCTGGAAGACGGCCTGGCTTATGTCCAGCGACGTCAGCGGGGGGGGTGACTTTCTTGATGTACAGTTCCGACATTTTTATCTCCTAGGCGTGAGGTGGGTTGTCTTGTTCGACTTTGCTGAACACTTCGTTGACTTCTTCTTCGGACAACTTTCCGTCAGTCAGGAAGGCGCGAGCCAGCCCTTCAAGCACATTCGCCACGCCGCCGATTCCGGCCATAAATATGGCCTTCTCCATCGACACGCCAGCAATGGTGCCGGCGCCAATGACGCCAAGACCAGTCACGATGAAAGTTGCGAAGATTCGCAGGATTACGTTTTTGATGAGTTCCATGTTCTGTCAGCCAGAGTGAGCGCCCAGCGGAGTGTTTACGCACTGGGCGCTCCTCCGAGGTAGCGATACCTACTTCTTGGCCGCCTCCTTGCTATCTGCGGGCTTTTTCGCAAGGAATGAAGCGACAGTTGGGTCACCAATCTTTGTGCTCGCCCACGCAAATGCTGCGGCAGCAAGAGGCATGAGAAGTGCCGTCAAGGTCGGGTCGACGTTGTACTTATCGCACAGATAAACGACGACACCGAGTGCGCCGCCTTTGACGACCTGGTCCAGAGTTTGGCTCTTCTTGTCCATGAGGTGCTCCTTTGTTGAGGGCCGTTCGGCCTCCTACAGTCTCAACGAAGGATGCGTATAGTCGGACTATGGTCTAGTCGCTTTTCTTCTCCATCAATCTCTTCATCAAATCCTTTACGAGCGATTGTTGCTCGACTTCATCGCCTTCAGTTACTGCGTCAACAACAGTGCGTTTTGCATCGACCAAATCGTAGATATCTTCATCAATTGTTCCTGATGCAAGCAAGTACCAAGCCTGCACGTTGTTCTTTTGTCCGATTCGGTGGCAACGGTCTTCTGCTTGGTCGTGCTCACCTGGTGTCCAACCCATCTGAACGAACACAACGTCTGAGCCTGAGGTCAATGTAATACCAACACCACCAGCCTGAAGGTTGAGCACGATGACTCTTGCGGCGGGGTCGTTTTGGAAAGCATCAACAGCAGCCTGTCGCTCTTCCAGGGAGTCTCTTCCGCTCACACGGAGATTGCCGTACTTCTCGGCAAGGTGGTCTACTACGTCAACATTGTGGGCAAACACAACCAATTTACGGTCACAAGACTCAAGGAAAGAATCAATCCATTCCTCAACGGCGTCCATTTTCGCCCATGCCGCAAGACGCTTGAGAACTTGCGTCCTTGCTAGGTGTTCTCCAGAGTCTTTTGCCTTATATCCATTCTCCCTAAGAAACAGCACCAAGTCGTTCTCTGCAGATGAGTAATCCTTGTGTCCTTTGCCTGCCGGTTCCAAGTGGACGATGTTGCGGCTCTTGTCCGGGAGTTCTTTCAGCACTTCGTCTTTCGTGCGACGGATGTAGCAGTTCTGCCTCAGTTTGGTGTTGAGTTCGATGAGGTTGCTTGCGCCGCTGGTATCCCATCCGAAACCATTGTGATAAGCGCCTGCATATCGCTTCAAGAACGCCCACTTTCCACCGAAACGACCGAGCATCCCCATGATTTCAAGTTGACTGACCAGTTCTGACGGACGATTCGTTACCGGAGTTCCGGACAGCAATAGAACGCTTCCGGAGTTTGGAACCATTTCGGCTATGTCTTTTGCGGCCTTGGTGCGCTTTGATGCAGCCGTCTTTACGTAATGCGACTCGTCCAATACGAGTCCATTGATTCCCAAGTGTTCGATTGCCTCCACGAATTTGTACAAAATGTCGTAGTTCACTACGTTCACATCGCACGAAACTATATCCGTTTTGCCAGACACGATGTTGACCGTTCGGTGCGGCAACCACTTGTTTATTTCGCGCCTCCAGTTCTCTTTCAGCGAGGCAGGGCACACTATGACGGCAGGGAAGGCATCACGCATTTCAAGCGTCGCTATTGCTTCTACCGTCTTGCCAAGACCCATCTGGTCCGCAACAAGACATCTTCCCACCGATGACGCATACGCCACTCCGGCCTTCTGATAAGGCATCAAAGTGCCCGAAAGGTTTGGCACATTGATATCTGCATCGGTTGAGGCTGACTTCTCAAGCAATTCTGCTTCCCGCTTTGCAGAAGTAAGCAGCGTCTTGCGAAGGCTTTCTGACATTGAGAATCCGTACTTGTCTGCTATTTCAACGACCGACAAAACCGGTGGAGTTGACCAGACCTTCTTCTTGGCGTCCCACAGTCGACCAGGAATTGCCTTGATGTCTGCGACGATGTCTGGATGATAAGCAAATTCAAAGAGCAGACGCCCGCTCTTGGATGTGGTTATCTTGCGTTCTTCTTTTTGTGTTTGTTGCATTGTTGTGTTCATGTGATTGAGTTCTTCCGATGGGACAAATCCGTACTGGGAGACAAGTTTAGCGACATCCTCAGAACTTGACAAGGGGGCAACCCAGACGAGTGCCTTGTTGTTCCATGAGACTCCGGGTATTTTTCTAATTTCTTCTATAAGTTGTTCGTCGTATTCGCAACGAACCACGAACAAATCTCCGTTGCTCGATACGGTATTTCGTGCTGAGGCGTTGGTTGATGAAATCATTTCATTGAAGCCGTAGGTGAAGTCGTCTGGGCGCATTGGAGTGGGAATGCTGTCGTATGGAATGCCAAGACCAGAAAGTTGCCCTTGATACTTTGCAAGCATTTTCCATGCTTCATAAATGACCACTTGGTTCCATTTAGATGGGGGAACTAAAGCCAGCATGGTGCCGTACCTGGCATCCGCCTTGTTGAAACCTATTCCGTCGGTGGATTCAGCACCGTCACAAATTCCGGCAAGCGTGCGTATCGCTTTTACAAGCAGCGACGCGTCGTAGCCGTCTATTTGTCGTTCAGGTTTGACCACAGCCTAATGTCGTGCGGTTCGGCGGTGTAATCGCCTTCGAACGAAGCCCTTTTGTGCTCGACTATTGCCTTGACCAAGCGGGCATTCTCTTCAACAATGTCAAGCGAGTCCATGTTGCTAAGAATGGTCTTGACTTCCGACAAGCGCTTATTGATGCCGTTGCGATAGCGCTGGGCCTTGCGTAGCCACTCGTCAAACTTGATTTTCTCTTCGGCGAAATCATCTTGATTCATCAAGCCAAGTTCTACGTCTCTTGCAAGCATGTCAATGCGAGTTTTGTGGAAAACCATTTGCGAATCAGAGTCTGACAACGCTGTAATTAGCGCGTGGCACCAAGCGAGGCGATTCTCCTCGTCGTGCAGCCAAGCAATTTCTTCGGAAGTAGCGTCTCCCTTGCATTCGCGTTTTGCCATGTCAAGGACGTCTTTATTGGGAAGCATGTTCACCTCGTTGAGTGGTTGTGTTGTCCGTCTAGTCTACAGACAGACACGAACATTTACTCGCCGTCTGGCTCTTTCATGTGCAGCCACATTGCAGCGGCAATTGCAAGGACTGTTGAGATACCTGCAATTTTCTGAATAGGCCCAGACAAAGTTAAATAAACAACAAGTGAGCCTGCAATCGTGAAGCCCATGTTCATGAGCCCGTACGAGAACTTCTTGAAGAATGCTTTCCAGTTCATCACTTTCACCCCATTGACGTACTTAAAGATGCTGATGTTCTTTATCCAATCTAAACCATCGCCGGCAATCTCTCCTTGAGGCTCTTCTTCTTCATCATCTCGTCTAGCCGCCGTGTCCTGCTTTGTGGACGGTGCATTTGGCCCAGAAGATGACGGTGAGCCGCCAGTCATACCTCCAGAGGCAGTCATTGATACTGCGGCTGCAGAGGTAAGAAGTCCCGCTGCGATAACAGTACGTCGCTCGCCGACACTGATGTTTTGATTCAGCATTTTGTATCCGTCAAATGCTCCTTGGAACAGGTCAACAACATCTTCAAAGACCTCACGGACATCAGATGGCGCTTCTTGCACGGCATCCACGATTTGTTCGGCAACCTCTTCGGTCAACTGTTCTGCCTCTACGCTCTCAAAAACCTGTTCTGCCTGTTCAGTACTTACCGACTCAAGAACCGCCGGATTTGAAGCAAGAGTCGCCGCTACTTCTTCGCTCACTCCAGCCTCAATAACGGCCGCGACAACAGCAACAATCTGCTCTTTTTGCTCTTCCGTAAGTTCCTTTGGGTCTTCTACTTCTGTAATGGCATCAAGAACCTCTGCGACAACCTCCGCAATCTTGTCTTCTGGTACCGACTCAATCAGGTCGGCCACAACCTCTGCCGTCTCTTCCGGAGATGCGTCCTGAAGTTCGGAAACAGCCTCTTCTACGGCCGCAGAAACCTCTGCATCTGTCTCTGGTACCGTTGGTTCCTGTGCGACAGGCTCTTGGTCTTCTTGCTCTTGGGGTAATTCTGTTGTTTCAGATGGCTGTTGTTCTTGCCCTGGCTCTTCGGGGCTCTCTGGAAGAGTCGTATCTGGAGAAGCATCGTCGGGGGTAGTCGGTGTCGTTGTTTCGGCTTCTTCTTGAGGCACTTCGGTCGTGGTTGTCGTTGAATCGGGCTCTTCGGGAATGGTCGTCTCGACAGGCTCAGGCTCAGTGGTCGTCGTCACCGGAACGGGAGCGGGCTCGGTCGTTGTTGTCGGAGGAACAGTCGTTGTCGGGAGAGGCGCTTCCGTCGTCGTCGGAGCGGGGGCTTGAGTCGTAGTCGTCTGGGGCTGAGGTGCCCCGGTTGTTGTTGTTGTTGTTGTTGTTTCTGGAACCGTAGTAGTCGTAGTGGTACTAGTGGTAGTAGTCGTGGTCGTAGTTACTGGCTCGTCAACATACCATTCGGCTGGAACAACCGCCCAGTTTCCTCCATCTGTGTAATAAAGAAGTTGGACAAACGCGCCACCACCGTTCTCGTAGAACCAGAAAGTTATTTGTTTTTGTAGGCCATCAGAGAAGTCTGCATCTGCCGTTTGGCCACAGCCTCCACCACGGTCGTACCAGTCGTCGATAACTGTTACTCCGTCTAGAATGACACGTGAACCATCGTCAGATGCAGCACATAGGTAGTACATCTGTGCAGTCGGGGGCTTGATGTAGCCCATGAATTTTATGACTACATCATCAGATATCCCAGTGTTGAAAATTTGTCCACCGCTCCATGCTTGGTTAATCGACGCAACAGTTCCAGTAGCGATTATTGGTGTCGTTGGGGGAATCGGCGGAGAAGCGTTGTACTGATTGAACTGTCCAGTTCGATTGTCATAGACCCAGTAATTCAGACCGCTTGTTGCTGCAGATTGCTGAGGAACGGTAGTAGTTGTCGTCGTAGTAGTTGTCGTGGTGGTGGTGCTAGTCGTAGTGGTGCTGGTCGTGGTTGTAGTGGTGGCAGAAGAAACATCTTCGTAAATCAAGGTATCCAAGAAGTAAATGTCTCCTCCATATGCGGGGAGTCTGAACCTGGAAATGGTCGTTCCGTTGCCCTGAAAAGAAACAACCCTGTAGTAGCCGGGTCCTTGGCATGTTTCGCACCCAGCCGTGAGAACTGAATTGCCCAATGTCAGAGATTCTGTTGTCCCGTCCGAGTAGTAAACCGTCGCCGTTTCGTCACCATTTTTTGCTCCGATGACAAAACTGAAACTGCGTGTGTTGGAGCCGTCCGGGAAAAAAATATCTAGTGGGGCAGTTGGACTTCCGGCATAAAGTGCCATCCCAGAAGTCCCGTAGTTGCTACCCATATTGGCGTAATACCAACCGCTTTGATTGCTAGTCGTAACAGCAGTATCGCCGCTTATCTTTACCAGCACTCCAGTGGTTGGACCAGGGCCCTCAAATCCTTCTGTTGTCGATGCCGCCATCGCATCGCGTGATGGCGCGAATCCACCAATAAGGATGGTCAAGATAGCGACAAGCCATGCCAATGCTTGAATTTTACGCGTCTGATTTTGCGGCCACATTTGCCGCGACAATAATGAAACTATTCAGATAGACGTGATATCACGCGTCTACATGTTATGTATGGCCCTGAAAACTTCCACCCAAGATTTTGCTGTGGCAGAAATAGAGAACTTCTTTTCCACTATCTCCCTGTTCAAAACTGATTCGTCTTCGCGAATTTTTATATCCATCAGTTCATCCATGTGCTTTTGCCATTCTTTTGCGTTTTTCGCAACGCGGCCTACGCCATTTTCGGCAAGGAATCTATATTCTGGCAAATCAGACGCAACGAATGGAATTCCCGCTGCTGCGTATTCGATACCCTTGATAAATGACTTGGCGCGATTAAAAGGAATGTCATTGAGGGGGACTATCCCGATATCAAAGTGGTTGTATGCCTCTGGCAATTGATACAGGGGAACCATTGGCGAGGCTGTACAACGTTGTTTGTTTTGGATTCCCAATTGCAAAAACGCCGGCGGGGCCCACGGTATATGTCCGGCGTGATGAAATATCAAGTCGCGTGATTCGATGTATTTGGGAAAGAAGTCGGCGATGGCCTCTAGGTCTTTAGAGCGCCATGGTGTTGCTCCAAGCCACCCAATTATCGGCTTTCGCTTTACTACGCTCAGCCTTTTCCATCTGTCTATGTCTATTGCGTTACGCACGACGAACATTGGTTTGCTCGGATACATCTTTCGGTAGTACTCCTCGATGAACGGAGTTGAACAAATCAAAGCGTCAGCCTCGGCAATTATTTGCTTGTAGATTTCCCTGTTGCGGTCTTTGTTTTTGTCTGGGTCAGTCGATGAAGCAGCAAAATTTGTCTCGTGAATTTCATCAAATAAATCGTCAATGTCTACGACTATTTTTTGACCTCGCGCTTTGCAGAATGGAATAGCCTCCAAGGCGACCCTATCCATAACGACTTTTAAGACAATAATGCTGTGATTGTCTGCTCGCGTATTGTTGGTCCTTGTTATCGAGAATCCTGCATTCTCTCGCTTTGATAGCATCCCAACCGTTGAATGTATGCCGGCAATATTGAGTTGCTGTGCTGGGAGCATGCAACGGTACCAGGTACATCCATTCGGGACAACAAACCCGTCAACACGTGACCAGTCGGTTGAAGCAAATCCTACGCTAAGCCGTCTGGTTTGCATGCCTATACATTAGCCAAAAAACCGGCCGTGGTTGGCTTAAATTCACTCTCCTGTTGGAGCCTCTTCTGCGGCAACAGGCGAAACAAACTCATCACTGGTCGCATCATAAGTATCTCCGATACCTGCATACTTCCCACGGAAGTTGCCGTTGTACGATGTCTGCTTCCAAGTCTTGCCCGAACCGTGAACGCTAGTGAGGTAAGCAACACCCACTGCTTCGGATTCGGGGAACGGAAGGTCTTGAATGTCGGAGTTGTTGACCACCGACACTTGATACACCTTGTTGTCTGAGTCAATCCATGCAAAATGTGCCATTATTCCTCCTCGGATGGGGGTGGGGGTGCGACGAATACATCGTTGACCGCATCATAGGTGTAGCCGATGCCAACGGTAAGCGTTTCGCCACCCAAGTCATGCCAATCACCTTGAAGGTTCGCTGTTGTCCATGCGTAATCGGCAACAATGATTTCGGTGACGATGCCACCAACAACTAATGCGCAATAGTTTTTGCTCATACCTTGAACCTCACGAACACCACACCATCTGAACCTGCACCCGACGTGGTTGCACCGCCACCACCGCCGCCAGACCCATAGAAAGTAGAAGTAGCGTTGCTTCCAGCCGTACTTCCTCCAACACCACCATTACCACCAGAAGAGTTGCCAGCCGTACCACCCGTTCCACCTGAACCAACAGCACCGCCGCCGCCACAACCAATGTGCGTCACAACTGTCGCGCCCGTGAAAGTTGTGGTGGCTGTTCCTGTGCCACCGTTCCCACCCGTAGTTGAACCACCGTTCCCACCGACAGAAGTAGAACCGCCGCCACCGCCGCAACCCGATGTGCCAGATGCAGTGTTTCCATCGCCACCATTGTTGCCTTGAATGGAAATGAGCGTGATGCCACCTGTTGTACGACTGAATCCACCATTGCTGCCCACACCACCACCACCAGAACCAGCCGCATCACCATTGACCAATCCCGTTGAATCATTACCAATCCCACCAGCACCACCACCAGCGGCGATAGAACCCACCCTGCTAAACGACCCACGATTGCCACTACCTGCAACAGTTACTGCAACACCTTTCGCACCGACAGTCACAGTTTGATTTGCGCTCGCATAGAAAGTTTGCTCAACAACGCCGCCACCACCGCCACCACCAGCACTGCCAAAGTTGGTTCTGAAACCGCCAGAGCCGCCGCCGCCGACCATCAACACATCAAAAAAACCAGCCTTCGTCACCGTCAAGGTGCCAGACGAAGTAAAAGTCAGCAGTTTGTAAGATGCGCCACCGACAGTAATCGTGGACTCGGTTCCACCAGTCGCACTGCCGTAACCATCCGTGCCGATAGTTCCGTAACCAGTACGACGACGAATAAGAACGATACCTGAACCACCGAAACCACCATCATTTTGATTACCACCACCGCCGCCGCCACCTGTGTTAGCAGTACCGTTGTTTTGACCA